CGAAAGCTCCGAGGACGAAGACGAGGCCGGCGAAGACGAAGCGCCCACGCAGGACAAGGTCCAGAAGCGCATCGACAAATTGGTAGCCCAGAAAAAGGGCGCCCTAGAAGAAGCCGCCACCGTCAAAGGCCAATACGAGGAAGCCCAAAAGCGCCTCGCCGAGCTGGAAGCCCAGGTCAACGAAGCCGCACGCCCCGTGCTGCAGCCGACCGCGGAGAACCCGCTGGCCGATGTGGACACGCAGGAAGCGCTTGATGCCAAAATCAAGAGCGCCCAAGAGGTCCGCCGATGGGCCTTACGCAATTCGGACGGCGCCACCGTAAGGCGCCCAGACGGAACCGAGGTCTACGTCGATGCCGATGAGGTGAAAAATTACCTTATCAAGGCAGACGATGTCATCGTGACCTACGCCCCGGCACGCCAGCAATGGCTCGCCCAGCGTCAGCCGGCCGTCGAGGCAGCGAAGAACCTCTTCCCCGATATCTTCAAAAAAGGCACGCCGATGCACACGGCGTTCCAAGCCACAGTCAAGCAGGCGCCGGAGCTTCTGAAGCTCCCGCAAGCCGAATACTGGGTCGGTCTGGCCCTCTACGGAGAGCAGACCCTCATGGCCAAACAAGCCGCCGACCAAGCCAAGAGCAAGGCCGCCGGCAAAGTCTCGTCCGCGAAAGCAGCAAGTAAAACGCCCACACCTGTAAAGCCGATCAGTTCGCCGAAAACTTCGACCAAAGGCGCGTCCAAAGTGACGCGCGACAGAATGCTCGCCTCGGGTCGTCTTGATGACGTTGCCGATTTTATGAGCGAAGCGCTGTTCGGATAAACCTCTAAAAAGAAAGAATTAAAATTATGTCAGCTCCCGCTGGAACCCTGTTCCCGGCCGTTGGAAACCGCGAGGATCTCCTCGACGTGTTGACGGTTGTGGACGCAAAAAACACGCCGATTTCTAGCTCTGTCGCCAAGACCGGCGCCGATATCAGCAATCCTGCAGTTTACAGTTATTTGGCCGATGGTTACAACGCGCCCTCCACGGACGGCGTTGTCGATTCCGCCGACGTGTCCGAGTTCTCGGATGCCACCGCCAACCGCGTCCTCCTGAGCGCCCGCGCCCAGAAACTGCGCCGCACCGTCCGCGTCAGCGACTTCCAGGCGAACCTCGCCGATGTCGCTGCGATTGGCCGCAAAAAAGAATTCGCCCGCGCGACCGCCAAGGCTCTTACCGAGCTGAAGCGCGACATTGAAGCGACTATCAGCTCGGACAACGACTCCGTCGAAGGTTCCGGCAGCGTGGCCTACAAAACCCGCGGCCTCGGCTCCTGGATTTCTTCCAGCGCGCAGACCGACCTCCCAGTGCCCGCTTCCCAGCGCACACCGTCCGCGTCGATCACCAACACCGCGACCACCGCGCTCACCGAGAGCAACCTGCAGAACGTCTTGCAGAGCATCTACGAGCAGACTGGCTCGCAGGACCGCCTGATCTTGGTTGCTGGCCCGAGTCTCAAGAAGGCCATCACCAACTTCACGCGCTTCACGGTGAACAGCACCTCGAACGTGTTCAACCTCCGTCAAACGGCCCAAGCCGCTTCTTCTGACAAACTGGTCTCAAATATCAGTTTCTATGAAGGCGACTTTAGCACCGTGGAGATAGTTACCAGCCTATTTTTAGCTGCTAACGCCAGCACCGACGCCGAGAAATACGCCCGCGGCTACGTCATGTCGCCCGACCACCTCATGCTCCGCTACGGACGCCGTCCCCGGTTCCAAGAGCTGGAAGACCAAGGTGGTGGACCTCGCGGTTTGGTGGACGCCATCGTCTCCCTCGCCGTCATGTCGCCCAAGGCCATGGCCAAGTTCAACGCGACTGCCTAAGTCAAACTCTTAACAACTAACTAGAAAAAACTAATCAGATGAAAGTGTTTGAACTTCCCGCAGAGACCAAAGCCGCCACCGGCTTCACGCACAAGGCCGTTGTCACCCACAGCGACCTCACCGAGTCCACCGCCGACACCGACCAGACGCTCTCGCTTCTGGCCCTCGAAGCCGGCGATGTGGTCACCACGGCCGCCTGGAAACTGGTCACGCCCTTCAAGGATGCCAGCGACAGCGCCCTCAACGACACCAAGGTTCAGCTCGGTGACAGCTCCGACGACGACGAATACGTCGCCGCCACGCAGGTCAACGAGAACGGCACCGAAGTCCTCTTCGCCGCCGCTGCTCCCGCCTCCGTTCCGTTCGTTTACACGGCGGCCAACGCGGTCGAACTCTTGGTTGAGTCGATGACGGCCAAAAGCCTCAGCAACATCGACACCGGTGAACTTCACGTTTACCTCGGCGTCGCCAAACTGAGCGACCTCTAAGCGTCTTAACACACGGCGGCTCCTTCGGGAGCCGTCGCAGTTAGGATGTCATCAGAAATCTTCGGCGATCTGGTCGCCGACATGGATGGCGAGCTGGCCCAGCTCGTCCGGGATGAACTGAAGACCGGCTGGCATGCCCAGCAAGTCATGGCTGGCATTCAGTCCACCCGCGCCAAGCAGCTCAACGACCAGATCGAGCACTGCACCGTCGATGGTCTCGGCCAGCATGTCATGGACGTGCCGGCCGATGCTTATTTTGCGTGGCAGCAACACCTTGGCCGCGACTGCTGGGGCGACAAATCGTTCCGCTCTTGGTTCCTCAAGAAAAACCCGCAGTGCGCGGTCAACTACACTCCACGCAATCCCTCCATCCTCGTCCCATGACTCTTAAACGAGAAGACCTCACCAAGATCATCGGCGACATCGACCAAGCTGACGCTGACGGCAGTCAGTATCAGCAGCGGAAGGTCAAAAACTTCAACACCCGCTACTGCATCTGGCCCGGGCAAACGGATGACGGCCGCAAGCACCAGAGCGCTTATGGCCAGAAGATTTTCCCTTGGGAAAATTCCAGCGACGTAAAAATCTTTCTCAGCGAGCAGATCATCCGCGAGCGCGTCATATCCCTCGTCAACGCATTCTTCAAATCCCGCGTGCAGGTCCAGCCGGTCGAGTCCATGGACATCGACAAGCGCAACGCCGCCGAGAGCGTGCTCAAGTGGCTCCTGTTTTCCCACTGTCTTGATGACCTGCGCAGGGAAGTCCGCCTCGCTGCTGAGATGCGCGAGACCTACGGCCTTGCCATCATGGCCATCGACTGGGAGCAGCAGACCCGCGTTGAGATCAAGAAGTTCACCATGGAAGAGGCCATGATGATGCTGCAGGAAAGCCAAGATCCCAACCTGCAAGCGCTCCTCGAGGTCATCCTTGACCCGGAGCAGGAAGAACTCGCCGCACAGCTCATGGGCGAAATTATCCCAGAGCTAGGCACCACGACCAAAGTCCGCCAGTTCCGCGAAAAGGGCGAAGTCGAATGGGAGCAGCCCTACATTTTCAGCAGCAAGCCGGTCGTGCGTTCCCTGGAACCTTGGGAGGACATCATCTTCCCGATCCAAACGGACTCCATCCAGCGCGCCCCCTTTGTCGCCCGCCGGGAACTCCTCAGCGAGTTTGAACTCCGCGAGCGCGCCACCTTGGAGGGCTGGGACAGCGAATGGGTCGAGCGCGCCGTCAAGCACAAGGGCGAGCTAAAGCGCATCCACCTCAACATCCATCGCAGCGACAACTTCCTCTTCGAGCAGCTCCGCGACCTCATCGAAGTCTGGCACGTCTACAAAAAGGAGCACGACGACCGCACCGGCGCCACCAAAGTCACCAGAACGGTGCTTTCGTACAACATCACTGACAGGCCAGCGCTCCATGAGTTGATGCCTTACGACCACGCGCAGTATCCCTTTGTCGAACTCCCGCGCGAACGCAACACCCGCCCGCTGCTTGAGTCCCGCGGCATCCCTGAGATCGTCAAGACCGCCCAAGAAGAGATCAAGGTGCAGCGCGACTTCCGCGTAGACCGCGCATCCATCAGCATCCTCCCGCCGCTCAAGACGCCGGCCGCCCGCGGCAAATTCGACCTCGTCCTCGGTCCCGCGATGCAGATCCCCGAGCGCCGCCCCGGAGAAGTGTCGTGGATGGCCCCGCCGCCGTTCGACCAAGGCAGCATCGAAGTCGAAGCCGCCACCCGCGCCGACATCGACCGCTACTTCGGCCGCATGACCGAAGCCGTCAACCCCAACATGGCGATGCTGCACATGCAGGAGCTGGTCGATAGCTGGCTCATCGACATGAAGCTCGTGATGGCCCAAGTCATGGCCCTCAGCCAGCAATACATGACCCCAGAAGAGGTCGCCCGCATCACCGGCAACGAGCAGCTCCAATTCAACGCATCGCCCCAAGACATCCGGGGCCGCTTCGACATTACCGCCGAGTTTGACGCGCGCCTCCTCGACAACGAAGCCCTCGGCGCAAAGCTCGACTACTTGGCCAAAGTGCTCGTCCCGCTCGACAGCTTCGGCGTCATCGACCGTGCCGGCTTGGTCAAATACATGTTCCAAGCCGTTGACCCGAATCTCGCCGGCCTCTTGGTCCAAGACATCGGCGCCGCCACCGCCGCCGAGCAAGAAGACGAACAAACCGCCTTCGCCAAAATCGCCGCAGGCACCGAACCCCCGCTCAAGGAGGGCGGCCAAAACGCGCAGGTAAGACTGCAAACCTTGCAGCAAATCATTCAGTCCAACCCCGCCGTCCAACAGCGCTACGCCCAAGACGAAATCTTCCGCAGCATGATCGACGCGAGAGCACAAGCCTTCCAGTTCCAGCTTCAACAACAGCAAAACGCCGTCATCGGCCGCACCGGCGCCCAACCCGCGCTGCAAAAGATGGCGCAGGAACAGCAACTCGGCATGACCGCCCAGCCCGCCGCTTAATTTATAGCGAAGTTAATAGGTTTACAAAGAAAGACTAAACTCCGTGCATCCCAACGTCTCAGTCAGAAACATCGCCGGTCTCAACATACCGCAGCACAACGCGGTTGAGCTGAATTACGTCAGCACGACAAACAATCTCTCCACGGTGGTCTACAAAGAAGGCACCCAGACAGTCGCCACGCTCACCTTCACCTATGTCGGCGGCACGCCGTCCTCGGATGACGCCAAGATCGCCACAGTGACCCGCTCTTAAATCTCCAATTTCTAATTTGCAATGGGCTTCGCCTTCAATCCGTTTACCGGCAACTTCGACCTCAAGGGGTCTGGAGGCGGCGGCGGCGCTGCCTTCTTCGCTGGCGAAGTGGCAACCTATGCGGACCTCCCGCTCGACGGATCGGCCGCGCTGGATAGCCGCTGGCTCGTCCGGTCGAATTCCGGAACGTGGCCTTTCTCGTCCTACAAACAAGCCGGCGTGTATGTCCGTAAAGCCATCGTCGGCGCCTCCCGCGACAACGACTACCAGCTCACCGACACGTCCTTCTTCGACGTGATGAGCGACAGCGCATTCCTCCTCTACGACGGCGCCGACGCCACCAAAAATCTAAAGTTCCAACTCTCCGGCATCACCTCGGGCCAGACGCGGACCTTAACCGTCCCCGATGCCTCCGGTAAAATCGCCCTGCAAAGCGAAGCCTACGACTTCTACTACGCAACAGCACCGTCTGGAGCCACAGGCGGCTCTGGCTCCGTCTGGGTCTGGAACATTCCGTCATGGTCTACGATGCAAGTCATCACAATGATCGGCGCGGGCGGCGGCGGCGGCAGTGGGCGCGTCGGCGCTTCCGGTGCGGTTTGCGGCGGCGGCGGTGGCGGGGGCAGCGGCGCTTATGGCACGTTCAAAACTCGTATCACGGGTGGAGATCAGATTGAAGTTTTGGTCGGCGCAGGCGGCGCGGGCGGTGCGGCGGCTGGCACGGCCATAGGCAACGGATCAGCCGGAACGGTAGGCGGCGACACTTATGTCAAATGGGTTACGCCAAACATTACGCTGCGCCTCGGGGCTGCTTTTGGGGCAGGAGGCGGCGGCACGGGCGGTGGCAATGCCGTTCTTGGCTCCAATGGAACGGCAGGAGTAACAACCGCCGCCACCATACTTGGCACGGGTGGCAATGGGGTGACGGGCAACGCGGGCAGCTTGGTCGGCAACGCTGGTGGTGGTGCCAACAACAACAGCACGCAAGGCGGCAGAGGCGGCGGATCCATCGACGCAACACCAACGGCATATAATGGCGGAGCACTGTTGGGCGGTTCCTTTACAGACATGCGTGAATCTTTTCTTTTGCCCAACCTCTCGCCAAGAATCGGCACAGGCGCAAAGGGTGGCAACGCCTCAACAACCGCCAACGCACAAGCGGGAGACAACGCTGGTGGGCTTGGCGGCGGTGGCGGCGGCGGTGGTGCGGCGCTTTCTGGATTTTTAAGTGGCGCTGGCGGCAACGGAGGCGACGGCTTTGTCCGCATCAACTGTTACTGACATGAACTCACTCGCCATCATCCGCGAATCAGACGGCAAGGTTGTGACC